CTGAAAACTCAGTATGTCCAACTTGCACACAAGCAATAACAGAAGAACTCAAGCAACAAAAAAACTCAGAATTTGAATCCACTATCAATGAACTGGAAGATGCATATCAAAAACTGAAGGATGCAATCTCAGAGGAAGAAGAAAAAGAACAGAAATTTAAAAAACTTTCTAGGGAATTGCTAGATGTAAATCATAAGATATCAAATAATAATCTCCGAATAAGACAATCAAAAACTCAAATTAAAGAATTTGAATCTGAGATTGTGAAGATTAAAGAAAAGATTGAAAATAAAAATGTAGAGCATGACAAGTTAAAATTTCTAGAAACTGAACTCGAAAATATTAAAAATGAGTATGTAGAAAAAAAAGAAAAAATTCAGTATTATGATTATGTCCATTCACTACTGAAAGACAATGGGGTAAAATCTAGAATCATAAAGAAGTATCTTCCTTTGATTAACCAGAGTGTAAACAAGTATCTCCAAATGATGGACTTTTATTTAAATTTTACTCTTGATGAAGAATTTAATGAGCAGATACGAACTCCGGTTTATGAAGACTTTAGCTATGGCAGTTTCTCGGAAGGTCAAAAGCAACGAATCAATTTAGCCTTGCTTTTTGCATGGAGAGAACTCGCAAAGATCAAAAATTCTGCAAATGTTAATCTGCTGATTTTAGATGAAATTTTTGATTCTTCATTAGATTCTTCTGGTATCGATGATTTTCTTAAAATTATTCGTTATGTTGTTAAGGACTTTAATATCTTTGTAATTTCACATAAAGATGGAGTTCAGGATAAATTTGATCAGATCATGGAATTCGAAAAGAGAGGAAATTTCTCAATGATTCGTAAATGACGATTTTCAAACTGTCCACTTAACCACCGAGTGGTGGTTTTTTTGTGTATAATTGTTTGGTACGACTCAAATATTATGCAGCACAAACATGAAATTCGTGGGAATCTTGCGAGACTTCTTGCGACAGAAAATTTGAATATTGAGAATGCAAATGTAGATACTGCATCATTCAATGTTGAGACTAGGACTCTAACTCTTCCGATTTGGGAGAAGGCATCCGATCTCGTATATGAGCTTCTGTTGAGTCATGAGTGTGCACATGCAATCTATACACCAAATGTAGATTGGACAGAGTTAACTAGTGTTCCAATGGATTTTCTGAATGTTACTGAGGATGCTCGCATTGAGAAACTCATGAAACGAAAGTTCCCAGGACTTAAGAAGACATTCTTTGGTGGATATAAGCAATTAAATGATGATGACTTCTTTGGAATTTCTGGTGTAAATCTAGACAAGTATAATCTTGCTGATCGTATTAATCTGTACTTTAAGATTGGACATTTCGTGGAACTAAATTTTATGGAAGAAGAAAAAGAATTACTATCTGAAATTGAAGATGCAGAGACATTTGAAGATGCTATTCGCTGTGCAGAAAAGTTATATGAATATTGTAAACAAACTGAAATGCAGAAGAATATAGATTCAATCTCTTGGGAGGTTGGATCCGGACAGGGGAATTCCGGTGCATCTATGCAAGTTTCACCTGGTGATGGTAATGGCCAATTTGATTCTCAATCTGGTTCGACAAATGATGGACAACCACAAAATGGAGAGGGTCAGGATTCTTCTGGTGGAGATTATGATCCAGCTGGAAAATCTGGATATGTAAAAACTTGCTCCACCCTACAGAAGGCAATCAATAAACTATCTGCAAATGTGGGCAATCAAATTAATTATCTTCACATTCCAAAAATTGATCTGAATAAAGTTATTGTAACTCCAAAACAGATTCACACAAAGTGTAATCGCTATTGGAGTTCTAATAATCACTATGATTTTACCTCAGTAGATTTGGATTATAATAAATTTAAGTCTTCTGCTAAAAAAGAAGTAAACTATCTAGTCAAAGAATTTGAGTGCAAAAAGGCCGCAGATTCATACTCTAGGGCATCAGAATCAAAAACTGGAATTCTAGATTGCAACACTTTGCACACTTACAAATTCAATGAAGATATTTTCAAGAAAGTTGTTACTCTTGCTGATGGGAAGAATCATGGATTGATTTTTATTCTAGATTGGTCTGGATCTATGGATCGTATCATTCTGGATACATGTAAGCAACTTTTTAATCTTATCTGGTTCTGCAAGAAAGTTTCTATTCCATTTGAGGTTTATGCTTTCACCAATTCTTGGTCGTATAGCTATAGGAATACGGCATTGGAATCGAATTCAATGATTGTTGATGAAAGTTTCAATCTTCTCAATATGATTTCCAGTAAGGTTAATACACAAACACTAGAAAATCATATGCGAAATTTATATCGTTTGGCATATGCACATACTTGTAATTACTGTACTTATTCATTTCCAAATGAACTGAATCTCTCTGGAACTCCTCTGAATGAATCTTTGGTCTCTTTGCATTATATTATTCCAGAATTTTCAGGGAAAACAAAAGTACAAAAGGTTCAATGTGTCGTTCTTACCGATGGCGAAGCAAGTGCCTTACCAATGTCAACACATGCAGGGATGCGTGGAATCGGTGATGATTGCTACCTGAAAGATAAGAAACTAAAGACAACTTATCGCTTTCCGAGGTACTCATATTATGCCTCACATGAATTTACTGATGTATTACTTCGTCATCTTAAGGATGTATTTCCTTATGTAAATTTCATTGGCATTCGTCTTCTTACTTCTGGTGAAATTTCTGGATTTGTTCGTAAACATTTGGAGAATAACAATGAATTAAATTCTCATGATAAAATTATGGATGAATGGAAAAAGCACCGTTCATGTGCTATTCGTTGTGCTGGTTATGATTCTTATTTTGGAATTTATTCCGGAGCATTGAATGCATCAACTGAATTTGCAGTTGAGGAAGATTCATCTACTACTTCTATTCGTAATGCATTCAAAAAATCACTAGAATCTAAGAAAATGAACAAGAAAATTCTTTCGCAGTTCATTGATCTTATTGCCTAGACCAGTTCTAGAAGTGGCTCGGATCTCAACAATACCTGATCTGAGCCTGCTACAATACATTTGTTCACCACTCAAATCATGTACAAAAAAATGACAGAACAAGAAATTATTTCAGATCTTATGGATATGTATGGTGCTAATGTCACATCTGCTGACATTCGTGCTTATTGTGCAATGAAGACCATTTCTTATCCCACCGTGACTAAGCGACTTGAAAATTATAAGTCTGGCCACGGAAAGTGGAATCTTGAGGTTACTTCTGATGTGGTTTCTTCAATTGAAAAATCTTATGAGGCACCTGCAGTAATTCCTACATCTGAGAAAAATCTTGTCCCGGAAAAGCATCCTGGATTTGTCTCTTTTGGTTGTTTTTCTGATGTAAAGAAGATCATTGCATCTGAACTCTTCTATCCTGTTTTTATTACTGGTCTTTCTGGTAATGGTAAGACGATGTGTGTAGAACAGGCTTGTGCAGCTCTCAAGCGAGAGATGATTCGCTTTAATGTTACTGTTGAGACGGATTCTGATGATATGATTGGCGGATATAGGCTCAAGAATGGTGATACTGTCTGGCATAATGGGCCAGTCGTTGAGGCAATGGAACGAGGTGCAATTCTTCTTCTTGATGAATGTCTAGATGAAAATGAGGAAGTTCTTATTGGAACTGTAGATGGCCACTCTGCGGTGAAACTATCCGAACTTGAATACAATACTGAGTATCCGGTAGTTAGCTTCAATATGCAAACCGGAGAGCTAGAAAATGATACCGGAAGCATCATTTCGGATAAGGAAGATGAACTATATGAGGTTGAATTGGAGGACGGCAAAGTTATCAAATTGAATGCTAAGCATCCATTTATTGTTATGGATAATGATGGTAACTATGTTGAGCGTACAATTGAGTCTGGTCTTTCTGTGGGAGATTCGGTGATTTGCTTTTCCAATGTACAGCGACAGCAGCAAAAAATCAAGTCTATCAAGTCAATTGGAACTGGAAAAGTTCGCAATCTGACAGTAAATAAGAATCATACATTTCTTACTGCAAATGGTATCGTGACACACAATTGCGATCTAGCATCCAATAAAATTATGGTACTTCAATCTGTACTTGAAGGTAAACCACTATTCCTCAAAAAGATTGGTAAAGTAGTACATCCAAAGCCTGGATTCAATATCATTGCAACCGCAAATACAAAAGGTAAGGGATCGGATGATGGGCGATTCATTGGTACTAATGTCCTCAATGAGGCGTTCCTAGAGCGATTCAGTGTGACTTTTGAGCAGAATTATCCATCTAGTTCAATTGAAACCAAGATTCTCAATAAACTAGCAAAATCTCTAGGTATTGAAGATGAAGAAGACTTTATCTCAAAATTGGTAACTTGGAGTGATACAGTTCGCAGGACATTTTATGATGGTGGTATTGACGAAATTATTTCCACTCGTCGTCTAGTACATCTACTAAAGGCATACGCAATTTTCAAGAACAAGACAAAAGCAATTAAACTTTCGATTGCTCGTTTTGATGATGATACAAAGTCTTCATTTATTCAGCTCTATAATGCCATTGATGAAGAATTTGATAAGGATGGTGATCAAGAGGTTGACACAGAATCCGAATCGTGATACAATACCTGTAGTCTGAGTTATTATTATGTTCTCGCCACAAGATGAGATTACATTTCTCAATCAACCAATCTCAAGTTCAAATTCTGATGATGTGATTACATTTCCTACAATGAAAGAAAATACAAATGCCAATGGATTTTGGCGATATAATGAAGACAAGATTCTCAATCAATTAGAAGAATATATTGCCAGTACATATAGTCAACACTATGTCGATCGTACTGGTGGTGGAACCGAACAGACTCTCGATAAAATTAAACACAACCGTCGAGAGGGATTCTGTGCTGGTAATGTAACCAAGTATATTGATCGTTACGACACAAAGGGGACACCACGAGCAGATCTATTCAAAGTTCTGCATTATACAATTCTTCTGATCAACCATCTAAATCTTATTGAACAAAAATGAATCTTTCCAGTGATACTATTATTATTCTAAAAAACTTTGCTTCGATCAATCAGTCAATCTTTGTTAAGGGTGGAAACACCCTAAAAACAATGTCAGTCATGAAGAATGTTCTGGCCGAAGCAACGGTAGAGGAAGAATTTCCAAGGGACTTTGCAATTTATGATCTGAATCAGTTTCTCAATGGCATTAGTCTTCATGATGCCCCAGAGCTTGATTTCTCCAATGAATCATATCTCACAATCCGAGAAGGTAAGCGTCGGGTAAAATACTTCTTTGCTGATCCTTCTGTGATCGTTTCTCCACCAGAAAAAGAAATTGAGATTCCATCAAACGATGTTGAGTTTCAGCTTGACCATTCACAGTTGGAAAAACTACTTAAGGCATCTAGTATTTACCAGCTTCCAGATCTTGCTGCAGTCGGTGAAAATGGTGTGATCAGTATGGTAGTTCGAGATAAAAAGAATGACACATCAAACGAGTTCTCAGTAGTGGTTGGTGAGACCGACCAGGAGTTTAACATGAACTTTAAGGTGGAGAATATTAAAATCGTTCCTGGTTCTTATGATGTGATTATTTCTAAGCATCTGATTGCCAAGTTTCAATCCAAGAGTCGTGATCTTAAGTATTGGATTGCACTGGAACCAGATTCTACTTTTTTCAATTGATCTAATTCTTTTTTATCATGAATATTTTTGTGACTTCTCAACTTCCTACGGAGAGTGCAAGAGTACTCCCCGACAGACATATAACAAAAATGCCAGTAGAAACATGTCAACTATTGGCAATTGTTGCTTCTCCTTGGTATCATAATTATGGAACAATTCCAAAGGCAGACGATAATCCATATTCAACGGAGAAAGGAGCATTTCGCAATCATCCGTGTACAAAATGGGCAGCAGAATCGAATCATAATGCCTATTGGCTGATTAAGCATGGAATGAGTTTGTGTGATGAATTTTTTCTTCGTTACAAAAAAGTTCATTCCTGCTATCGGACACTAGTTCATGTGTATGATCTCTTTCCAAAAGGAAACATCTCAGAAGTCACACCATTTGTTCGTGCGATGCCAGATCAATATAAACTAGATACAAGCATTAGCACATTTGACGCATACAAGATGTACATTGCATCAAAACCTTGGGTAAAGGACAATTATCTTCGCATTCCAGAACGAAAGCCAAATTGGATTTGATTATTATGAACAGTGATTTTATTTTTGTTGAAAAATACGCTCCACAAAAAGTTGAGCAATGTATTCTTCCTCAGTCCATTAAGGACTTTTTTATTGAGGTAAGAAATTCCGGTAAAGTTCCAAACATGATTCTTTCTGGTCCACCGGGAATTGGAAAAACATCAACGATTAAGGCATTAGCAAATGAACTGGATCGTGACTTTATGATTATCAATGGATCTGACGAACGATCTATTGACATTATTCGAAATAAAGTCAAGAATTATGCTTCAACACTTTCTTTGTCAAATACTGGAAAGAAGATTCTTCTAATTGATGAGGCAGATAATTTGACGAATGATGCTCAACTTGCACTCAGGGCATCAATCGAAGAGCTTCAGCGTAATTGTACTTTTGCATTCACTTGCAACTACAAAAATAAGCTGATTCTACCACTGCATTCTCGTGCAGCAGTTATTGATTTTTCTATCCCAACAAAAGAGAAACCAAAACTTGCTGCTGAATTCATGAAGCGAATTAATGAAATCTTAACCACAGAAAGAATTGAATATGAGACTCCAGCAATCGTTGGTCTCATTAACAAGTATTTTCCTGACTTTCGTCGAACACTAAATGAAATTCAAAGGTATTCTTCTGGTGGCAAAGTTGATTCTGGAATACTAGCAAATGTAGCCGATATTAAAGTTTCCAATCTTGTGGACTTCATGAAAAACAAAAATTTCACCGAAGTTCGTAAGTGGGTTATTCAAAATATGGATAATGATCCAAACATTGTTCTTCGTAAGGTTTATGATACTTTATATGAGGCAGCAGTTGAATCTACAATTCCAGCAGCTATTCTAATTATTTCTAAGTATCAGTATCGTAGTGCTTTCGTTGCCGATAATGAAATAAATCTTCTTGCGTGTCTTACTGAAGTTATGTGTGAGGTTGAATGGAAGTGAATTATGAATTAAAGGATTGGTTAAATTCAGTAAATTTCACAAAGGAAAATTTAATCGAGTCAGATCCTGATAATATTAGTTCTTATCCACCATATATTGTCAATAGGTGTCTATCTTCGTTCTTAGACACTGTACTTTTTGCTAATGAAATGAATATACATTGCAATCTAGATAAAGATATGCAATATTCATTTTATCTAAATAGTTTGAGAAAAAAGAAGAGATTTTCTTCTTGGATCACAAAAGATACAGTAGAAAATTTAGAATACATTAAAGCTTATTATGGCTATAATGACGAGAAAGCATCTCAAGTTTTAAATATTCTATCTAAAGATCAAATTAATTACATTAAATCTAAACTTGATACTGGTGGAACGAAATGACTACTATTAATGAACCTCAGGTAAATTGGTCTCCTGATATGATGGTTGAGATCTCTCTTTCTGAACCGGATGACTTTCTTAAAGTTCGAGAAACTCTGACTCGTATTGGTGTTGCTTCTAGAAAAGAGAAAAAGCTATATCAGTCAGTCCACATTCTCCATAAACAAGGTAAATATTATCTTGTGAGTTTTAAGGAGTTATTTGCACTCGATGGTAAGTATGCCAACCTGACAGTCAATGATGTTCAGCGTAGAAATCGAATCATTAAGCTTCTTTCTGATTGGGGTCTTGTGACCGTGATCAATCCAGATAAAATTACAGATATTGCTCCACTCAATCAAATTAAGGTTCTTCCCT